AATACACTGTCTGGAAATTTAGTTGGATCCAAAATGAAATCAATACCCGGAATTTGAAGCGAATAACATACCAGGATAACACCAAGCCTGGATGGAACAGATTGGAGTATGTTAGTGAAGACAATCAGCTCATGGTCAGCTTGGGCAGAGAAGGAGAACATGCTCAAGTGACCATTGAGAAGGCAAAGCTTGACATGCTGTCAGGATTGGGAGCTACACAATCTGTAAACGCACGCCTCATCGGTATGGGACATAAAGATCCATTGTACACATCACTCATTGTACAATATTACACAGGGAAGAAAGTAGTTGTTCCTGTGGTGTCCACAATTTACAAACAAACAATGCCACGCGTCCATTGGCCAGTCACAAGTGACGCCGATGTGCCCGAAGTAAGTGCCCGCCAGTACACCAAACCAATAATTAGCGATTGCATGATGATGCCTATGATTAAGAGATGGGAAACCATGTCTGAATCCATAGAACGTCGCGTTACGTTCGTCGCCAATGATAAGAAACCTAGTGATAAGATCGCTAGTATTGCTGAAGAGTTCGTTAATTTAATGAACGGAGACATTACCGATCTCATACCATTGAGTATCGAAGAAACTATCGTACGTCTCAATAAACCATCACAGCAATTACAGCTTCGAGCTGTTTTCGAAATCATTGGAGTCGAGCCTCGCGAGTTGATAGAATCATTCAACAAAAACGAAGCAGGCATGAAGTCGAGTCGTATTATCTCCGGATTTTCCGACATCCTCTTCATTTTGAAAGTCTCACGCTATACATTGGCATATTCAGAGTCAGTTTTGCACGCTGACCATAACACGCATTGGTATTACCCTGGACGGAGTCCACCAGAGATAGTTGATGGAGTTTGCGAGTTCACAAGTGATTGTGATGGGGAAGTTATCGAAACCGATTTCTCCAACCTCGACGGACGAGTTTCTGGATGGATGCAAAGGAACATTGCGCAGAAGGCGATGGTTCGAGCATTCAAACCGGAATATACTGAAGAGATAATATCATTCATGGATACAATCATCAACTGTCCTGCCAAAGCAAAACGCTTTGGATTCCGTTATGAACCAGGAATGGGGGTTAAAAGTGGTAGTCCAACGACCACCCCCCACAACACCAAATACAATGCTTGTGTTGAATATACGGCACTGAAATTCGAATACCCTGATGCAAGACCAGAAGACATCTTCCAACTTATCGGTCCAAAATGCGGTGATGACG